AGCAATGAATTCTTTTTGGAGTATATAGCTAGGCCGCAGACTGCAGAGATATTCTTTGAGGAGGTTCTAATGGCGTGTATATTCTACGGCATGCCACTTCTCTGTGAGAACAACAAACCAAGGCTCCTGTATCACTTTAAGAATAGAGGTTACAGAGGGTACTCAATGAACAGGCCTGATAAGGTGTTTAATAAGCTCTCAAAAACAGAGAAAGAGCTAGGAGGAATACCTAACTCGTCTGAGGATGTGAAGCAATCACACGCTTCAGCTATTGAGTCTTATATAGAGAAGCACGTCGGTATAGATATGAGTGGTGCGTATAGAGATTCTGATGAGATGGGCTCAATGCCTTTCGCTAGAACTCTTGAGGATTGGGCTAGGTTTGATATTAACAATAGAACAAAGTTTGATGCTTCGATTAGCTCAGGGTTAGCTATTATGGCCAATCAGAAAAGCTCGTATCAGCCCGAACAAAAACAGTCAAAAATAAGTGTTACCTTTGCTAGATACAATAACAAAGGGTCAATCAGTGAATTACTAAGATAGATGAAAGAGGTAAATGTAAACATATCGGCTGCAGGTTTTCCTAGTCAATTTGTTTCAGATGCAGAAAAAGCAACTGACGAATTTGGAATACAGATAGGTCAAGCAATACAGTACGAATGGTTCAAGAGAGATGGTAATTCATGTAGATACTACGACCAATGGAGAGACTTTCATAGGCTAAGGTTATACGCAAGGGGTGAGCAGTCAGTAGCAAAATATAAAAGCGAGTTAGCTGTTGATGGCGACCTATCATATTTAAACCTTGATTGGACTCCTGTACCTATCCTACCTAAGTTTGTAGACATCGTTGTTAACGGAATGTCTGATAGACTTTTTAAGGTTAAGGCTTATGCAGAGGATGCTATGTCTCAGGAAAAAAGGACTCAGTATCAGGACATGATAGAGGGTCAGATGGTGGCTAAAGATGTTCTTACCACTATACAAAAGAATACAGGTGTTAATCCATTTACTATGGACCCTGACGATTTGCCTGAGAATGACGAGGAGCTTTCCTTGTACATGAACTTAAAGTACAAGCCGGCTATTGAGATAGCTGAAGAAGAGGCTATAAACACTTTGTTTGCTGAGAATAAGTATGACGATATGCGTAAGCAGTTTGATTACGACCTTACCGTACTAGGTATTGGAGTTGCTAAGCATGAGTTTTTGCCGGGCGCAGGAGTTAAGGTTAGTTATGTAGACCCTGCTAACGTAGTTTATAGCTACACTGAAGACCCTCACTTTAAAGATTGTTTTTATTGGGGTGAGATTAAAACAGTACCTATTGTAGAGTTAAGTAAGATTGACCCTACACTTACCAATCAAGACCTTGAAAAAATATCTCAGTACAGTCAAAGTTGGTATGACTATTATAACACAGCTCAGTTCTATGAGAATGATATTTTCTACAAGGACACAGCAACATTGATGTACTTTAATTATAAGACCACTAAAAAGATTGTTTACAAAAAGAAAATGTATGACAATGGTGGTTCTAAGATGATTGAAAAGGATGACCAATTCAACCCTCCCACTGAAATGATGGATGAGGGGAATTTTGAGAAGGTAGAAAAAACTATTGACGTTTGGTACGAAGGCGTTATGGTTATGGGAACAAACATCTTGCTTAAATGGGAGATGGCTGAGAACATGGTTAGACCTAAGTCTGCTAGTCAGCACGCTATACCTAATTACGTGGCTGTAGCCCCTAGAATGTATAAAGGAAATATTGAGTCATTGGTTAGAAGGATGATTCCTTTTGCTGATTTAATTCAGATGACTCACTTAAAGCTTCAGCAGGTAATATCAAGAGTTGTGCCTGACGGTGTTTATATTGATGCGGATGGACTGAATGAGGTAGACCTTGGGACAGGTAGTGCTTACAATCCTGAAGACGCTTTAAGACTATACTTCCAAACAGGTAGTGTGATTGGTAGGAGCTACACACAGGATGGAGACTACAACCAAGGTAAGGTTCCTATTCAACAGTTAACGTCAAATTCAGGCGCTAGTAAGACGCAAATGCTTATTGGTAACTATAACCATTACTTAGGAATGATACGCGCTGTAACAGGCTTAAATGAAGCGAGAGACGGCTCTACACCCGACCCTAACTCTTTGGTTGGTGTGCAAAAGTTAGCAGCGTTAAATTCTAACACAGCTACAAGACACATCCTAGATGGTAGTCTTTATATGTATAGAACATTAGCTGAAGCTTTGACGTACAGAGTTTCTGATATACTAGAGTATGCTGACTTTAAGGACGAGTTTGCCAATCAGATAGGTAAGTACAATGTTGGCATATTAAATAGTATTAACGACTTGTACATATATGACTTTGGGATATTTATTGAGGTATCGCCTGATGAGGAAGAGAAGGCTCAGCTAGAGCAGAATATACAGATGGCTTTATCTAAGGGTGATATAAACCTAGAAGACGCTATTGACATTAGGGAGCTTAGAAACTTAAAGCTAGCAAACCAATTATTGAAGGTTAAGAGAATTAAGAAGCAAGAGCGTGATGAAAAGATGGAAATGCAAAAGCAATCTATCACAGCTCAACAGCAAATTAAATCTCAGCAGTTGGCGGCTCAAACAGCAATGCAAAAGATTCAAGCAGAAAGTCAAGCTAAAATGCAAATTAAGCAAGCCGAGATAGCTTTTGAAATTGAGAAAATGAACAATGAGGCTAAGCTTAAATCCATGTTAATGGAGAAAGAGTTTGACTTTAACCTTCGCCTTAGAGATATATCTGAAAATGCTTTAAGTCAAAGAGAAGACCAAAGAGAAAAGTCTAAAGCAGATAGAATTAGTCAGCAGAACACTGAGCAGAGTAAATTAATAAATCAGCGTAAGAACAACCTACCTCCTCAGAACTTTGAATCTAATGAGGATAGTTTAGATGGATTTGACTTAGCTGAATTTAACCCAAGGTAGCATGGCGACAAAAGGTAGAACAAAAAAGAATAAGATATGCCCCGCAGGAATTGCTTGGGCTAAAAGAACATTTGACAGATACCCTTCAGCTTATGCAAACATGGCTGCAAGTAAATACTGTAAAGACCCTAACTACGCTAAAAAATCTAAAAAGTAATGCCTGATTTAACAAAAAAGAAAAAAAGTAAATATTCAAAACACGATAGTTTGATTAATTATTTAAACAAAAAAGATAGCCTTAAAAACGCTTTAAATGAAAAGTTTAAAAACGCTAGTTGGAATAAGTCTACTAAAAAGAAGAAGCCTAAAAAACCAAAGTACTAATGGGTGAGCTTAAGAAGTGGAGAGATGAGAAGTGGGTACGCATAGGGACTGACGGTTCTATTAAAGGAGCGTGCGGTACTAGTAAGGATAAAAAGAATCCTGATAGATGCTTGCCTTTAGCGAAAGCCAAAAGCATGAGCAAGTCTGAACGAGCTTCAACCGCTAAAAAGAAAAAGAAATACGGCAGAAGAAAACAGTTTGTGTCCAACACCAAGGCAGGTAAGGTCACAAGAAAAAGCGTCTAAAATATAAATAAATTTTGTTTAACTTTGCATAAAATCAAATCAAATGGAAATTAAAGTAAAAGCGTTAGACGATGTAGAGCAGAAATCTACAGCGGAGGTAGAAAATGAGTTGCTAGAAAAGCATGAAGAGCAACTAGAGGACTCAACACCAACAGAAGAAACTCAGGTAGTAGAAGAGCCGCAAACCGAAGAGGTTGAGCAGGAAGAGCCGCAAGGCATTACCGAGGAGCAAGTTCTTTCACATATTAGAGAAAGGTACAATAAGGAGATTACATCAGTAGATGAGTTGTTTGTAGAGCGAGAAGCTCAAGAAGAACTACCTGAGGATGTGGCTGCTTATTTTAAGTATAAAAAAGAAACAGGGAGAGGCATCGGTGATTATGTTAAATTACAACAGAACTTTGATGAGATGAACCCTGACTCTTTGCTAAGGGAGTATTTAAAATCTACAGAAGCAGGTCTCGACAGTGATGACATAGACTTAATGATGGAAGATTACTCATACGATGAAGATATTGATGAGGAGTCGCAGATTAAAAAAACTAAACTAGCAAAGAAAAAAGCTATTGCTAAGGCTAAGAACTACTTTACCGAGCAGCAGGAGATGTATAAGCAACCACTTGAGTCAAGACGGGAAGCTATCTCTGAGGGTGAGACTGAGGAGTACAAGGCGTATAAGCAGTATTTGAATGAGGCGGCAACGCAGCAAGAGGAAACAAAAAGAAAGTCTGAGTGGTTCTCACAAAAGACTGATGAGGTTTTCAGCAATGAGTTCAAAGGTTTTGAGTTCAAGATTGGGGAAGACCAAATTACTTTTAATCCGGGTAGTGCAGAGGAAGTTAAGAAGGCTCAGCTATCACCAATGAATTTTGTTAACAAGTATTTGGATGATAACGGGCTTATGAATGACGCTGCAGGATACCACAGAGCGCTAGCCGTTGCAATGAATCCTGAGAAGTTTGCTCAATTTTTTTATGAGCAAGGTAAAGCAAATGCGACAGAGGATGTTATGAGGAAGACTAAGAATATTAATATGGAGACTCGCAACGCCCCTGCTTCAACTGTTAAATCAGGAACACAGTATAAGTCTTTGAGCAACGACTCAGGTCGAGGTTTAAAGATTAGGAGTATTAAAAGAAAATAATTTTAAAAAAACAAAAAAATGGCAGGTTCAATTACAGGCAATGGATTCGCTTTACAGCCGAGTGCAGAGCAAGTTGCTACATCTAGCAACTACATTACAGATTTTAACTTCTTAAATCAGTATCTACCTGATACTTACGAGAAGGAATTCGAGCGTTACGGTAACCGTACCGTAGCATCTTTCCTACGTTTGGTAGGAGCAGAGATGCCAACTAACTCAGACCTTATCAAATGGGCTGAGCAAGGAAGGCTTCACACTAAATACGTAGACGTAACTACAGGTGCGGTAACCGGAGGTACAACAGCAACCTTTACAGTTAACGATGCAAACGTATCAGGTATTGCTATCCGTAAAGGTCAAACAGTTATGTTAACCAACAACGCGGGTGGTCAAAACTTTAAAGCGGTTGTAACTGATGTTGATACAGCAGCAGGTACTTTTGTTGCAGCGTTCTACGATGCTACAGTAACTATTGCTGCATCACAAACATTTACTTGTTTTGTTTACGGTTCTGAATTCAAGAAAGGAACATCGGGTATGGAAGGTTCTTTAGAGTCTGAAGATATTTTCTTCGACAACAAACCAATCATCCTTAAAGACAAGTACGCAGTATCAGGTTCTGATATGGCTCAAATCGGATGGGTTGAGGTTACTACAGAGAATGGTGCTACAGGATACCTTTGGTACTTGAAGTCTGAGCACGAAACTCGTCTTCGTTTTGATGACTACCTAGAAACAGCTATGCTAGAAGCAATTCCTGCAGCTCCAAACTCAGGAGCAGAAGCTGCTTTATCTACTTCAACTGCTGCAGTAGGAACTGTAAACGCAGGTTCTGAGGGTGTATTCTACGCAGTAGAGAACAGAGGTAACGTATGGTCAGGTGGTAACCCTAACGTATTGGGTGACTTTGACGCTGTTATCCAACGTCTTGACAAGCAAGGTTCTATTGAGGAGAACGTAATCTTTGTTGACCGTCAGTTCGGATTCGACATTGATGACATGTTAGCTGCTCAGAACTCTTACGGTGCAGGTGGTACGTCTTACGGACTATTTGACAATGACGAAGAGATGGCTCTTAACTTAGGATTCACAGGATTCCGAAGAGGGTATGACTTCTACAAGTCTGATTGGAAATACTTGAATGACCCAACTATGCGTGGTGGTTTACCATCAGGAGCAGGTTCAGGAAAAATTAACGGATTGTTAGTTCCTGCAGGTTCAACTTCAGTGTATGACCAAATCTTAGGTAAGAACGCTAAGCGTCCTTTCTTACATGTACGTTACCGTGCTTCACAAACTGAAGACCGACGTTACAAGACTTGGATTACAGGTTCAGCGGGTGGCGCAGCTACTTCTAGCTTGGATGCAATGGAGGTTAACTTCTTGTCTGAGAGAGCTGTGTGTACCTTAGGTGCAAACAACTTCTTCTTATTCCAAGAGTAGTATATTAAAAGGGGAGTCCGTTATAACGGACTCTCTTTTACTTTTTTAAATTCTAATTAAATTCAAATGAAAAAAACAGTAGAGTACGTAGACAAGCAGTATAAATTATTGGGTAGCAGTGTACCGTTATCATTTATGCTCGCATCAAGAAACACAAGAAGATTTCCATTGCTATGGTTCGATGAGGAGAAAGGCGAGAACAGAGCCCTTCGATACGCAAGAAACCAAAAGAGTCCGTTTGAGGATGAGCAGGATGGAAATGCAATATTAGAGCCTATCATATTCGACGACGGCTTTCTTACAGTTCCAAAAACAAATCAGGTATTACAGAAGTTCTTAGAGATACACCCATCTAATGGTGTTAAGTATGCTACCATTGACAAAGCTAAAGAGGCTAAGGAGATAGTAGAGGACCTTAACGTAGAGGTTGATGCATTGATTGCAGCTCGTGAGCTTTCAATTGAGCAGATAGAGGCGGTAACTCGTGTAGCGTTTGGTACAGACCCAAGCAATATCACATCAGCAGAACTTAGAAGAGACATTCTTTTATTTGCCAAGCAGGACCCGCACGCATTCTTAGCGGTTGTAGGAGACGCTTCGCTTCAGATTGACTCCAAGGTTCAGTCGTTCTTTGATAAGAGCGTGTTGACGTTTAGAAACAATAAGAAGGAGGTATTCTTTAATACGCCAAGTAACAAGAAGCGTATGCTAACAATACCTTTCGGTGAAGACCCGCTGTATGTGGTGTCGTCATATTTACAAAGCGATGAGGGGCTTGACGTCCTTGAGTTCTTAGAGAAGGTCGCAGAGACCAAGTAGTAAAAGAGGAGGCAGAAATGCTTCCTTTTTTTTTGCTATCTTTGTTTCATTATTAATCATCTAATATTTTTTTTAACGATGGCAAAATTTCTTAAAGCTACAACTGTTAACGCAGGTAAGCATGTAGTTCCCGCTGATGGCTTTGTTATGTGTAAAAAGTCTAGTAACACAGTTACCGAGGCTTATTACGAAGCTCAAAATGATTTTGACAAAATAGTAATTACTCATGGTTCTTTATCAGGTCATGAGTTTTCTGACTTTTTACAAAACCAACTTATTAATTTGGCTCAGACCAATTGGAGAAACGCTGTAGTAGACATTACGTCTTCTGCTCCTGCGACTATACAAAACATAGAAATGACTGACTCATGAAAAAGTTTTTAAAAATATACGATGACTCAACCTCAAGGTATGTAGCTATTAACGCTGATGCTGTTAAATTTGTACATACCGCTAACAATAATGCTCTTGTTTTTGACTACAATACGAAGGATGAAGAGGAAAACAATGTAAAAGTAAGATATAACACAGCTTCCGCTGATGTTAACAAAGAAATTAAAAGCTTGGTTATAGAGTCTTTTCAAAAGTTAATGTGTAAGTCTTACTCTAAAGCAACAATAGATATAAACTTACCTGTTGGCGTAACAGTAATAGAAATAGATTAATTATTATGGCAAAGTTTTTAAAGATAGATACGGGTGCTAACGGAAAGTTTTTAATCCCTGCAGATAGATTTATATTTGCAAAAAGAAATAACAACACTACAACTTTACTTTATTACGTATCAGCTAATGCTTTAGAGAGAATATCTCTTTTTCACGCTTCTAACCCGGCAAGTGAAGTAGCTGATTTTATACAAGATGAAATAGTGAGGTTAGCAGAAACAAATTGGAGAAATGCTGTGGTAGATATTACGGGAAAGTCTCCTTTTACAATAACAGATTTAGCTATACAATAAAATGAAAAAGTTTTTAAAAATATACGATGACTCGGAGTCAAGATATGTTACAGTAAATGCAAGTGATATAAAGTTTGTTACTAAACCAAGTGACACAAGGGTAAATATTTCTTTTAACGTAGAGACAACCATAGATACTATTAAGGTTAATCACGATTCAGATTCAGCCTTTTTGGTTAAAAATGCAATTATAGATGCGATTAAAAAAATATCTGTAAAAGGGTATACTAATTCTTTTATCGAAGTTAAACTACCGTTAGCGGTAACAAGCATAAATATAGGATAAAACATGGCAAAATTTTTAATATACAAAACCGCGGCTAACGGAGAGTTTTTAATTCCACAAACCGGATTCGTTACAGTTCTTCAGGCATCATCTGTAAGAACAGACATAAACTACGTTTCACCAAACGATAACGACCAATTGCAGTTAGTACATGCGGCGGATACAGATAAACTTGTTCAAGACTTTATAAAAGATAAGTTTAAGGAGATGGCAGAAACAAGTTGGACAAACGCAATAATTGATATTACTGCAGACTGCCCTATAGAAATAACAGACATAATACTAGGCTAGGCATGGAAAAGTTTTTAGAGATATACAATGACGCTGATGACAACTACGTTTTAATTTCAGTAAATAGAATTAAACATGTAGTTAAAAATACCAACGAAAATACTTGGATTCGTTATAACAGCGGAACTGACGAGGGTAGAATTCAAATTGTAACAACTCCTGCAGAAAGTTCATACCTTATACAGAATGCTATCGTAGATGCTATTGATAAGATTGCAAGTAAAGATTACACCAACTCGTCTTTAAAGGTAAAGTTACCTTTGGAAGTAACTAGCATTACAACTATTTAAAAAGAATGAAATGGCAAAATATTTAGGAATACCACTTACAGTTTCAAACGGTAATAGGATACCACCCACAGCGCAGCCTCAAATAGTTAATGACAATAACTTTAAAGTAGGTACTACTGCTAATTGGACTGCTCAAACGGGTTGGAATATAGATACGTCAGCCGGAACAGCTACGTTTACAGGAGGAGTAGGAAGCCCGCAAAATTTAGTGTCAATGACAAACTCTCAACAAGTTTTAACTAGAGGGAAAGCTTATCAGATGGAGATTGTTATTGATTCAATTGATGATGGAAGTGTAAAGTTTTGGGATTTTACATTTGGAACGGTTTATGGTGTTTTTGATTCTCCGGGAAAATATGTTGTAAATGTAATCGCTAAATCTCCTTCATTTTCTTTACGAGGGTTTTCTTCAAATGTAGTGGTTAGTTATGTATCCGTAAAAGAAATAGCAGCAACTGAAACACCTACCTATGGTTCGCCTGAGTATGTTACAAACGGTGAGTTTGCTAATGCTAGTGATTGGAACATTACAGCGGGAGGTTGGAACGCATCAGGCCCATCATCAGGCTCTTGGGCTTGCGATGGAACACAGACACAAAGTACTAACTTGGCTCAACCAAATGTCTTTCAAGGACTTACAGGTAAGAAAGTAGTTATATCTTTTGAAATAACAGCATATACAGCGGGGTCTGTAAGATTTATAACGGGAGACGGTTCTATAACAGGGTCTGCAGAATCTAGATTAGGAACTCATGAAACTATAGGCATTGTAACAAATGACGCTACCGGATTAAACATACAAGCTGATTCTAATTTTGCAGGCTCGGTTTCTAATGTATCCGTAAAAGAAATTCCTTATGTAATAGGGACTCGTGAATTTGTTAAAAATGGCGATTTTAAAAATGGGACTACAGGTTGGGCACCATACACAAACGCATCTTTAAGTGTGCAAAATAATAAATTAGTTATAGTTCCAACTGTTGCATCTACGTCTAGAGCAACTCAAGGCTTTGACACTGAAATTGGTAAAACTTATTCAATAACAGCAAGCTTTGAAAACCCTAATTCAAGTACAGTTTTAATTGGATTATCACCAAATGAGAATGGCAGTAGTCCTACTGCTGACCAATCTACAGATTCTAGTGGAACTATTAATGTTCTTTATACAGCAACATCTTTAACTACCTATGCCTCATTAAGTAGAAACGCTAATGATACTAATCCTATATATTATAGTGATGTTTCAGTAGTAGAAATAGGATACAATTATCTACAGGTAGCTGACGGTGGGTTTAAGAAGTCAGTTAAAGAGGGTGATGTAATTTTCAATACGTCTACAAACACAGAGGGTGCTGTTAAACAGGTTATAGACAACAACGTACTATTGATGTCTAACAATAATTTCTCTACAGCGGATGAGTTCTTTAACGTCTTCGCAGCTAATGGGGATACAAGAGGGAATCAGGTTGTGCGAACAGATAAGTACATTATGTCTGAGTACGACGAGAACCCAAGCAACCCGCAGGAGTCGTCATTTTGGTACGCAGGTGGTGTAGATGCTGATAAGGTAACCCTTACTCATTTATTTCCTGCAACGAACACGTTCTTTGTAGCGAATCTAATTGAGGATTACACTCAAAGGTTGAATGCTCAGTCAGCTACATCAAGCAGGCTAGACATTCCTTTAGACGCATTTAGAGACCACAAGAATAACGAGGTGCTAGTAACAACTTCTATAACACTTTCATAGTATGGCGAAGTATTTAGGGATACCGTTAACAGTTTCAAATGGTAATAGAATACCACTTTCGGGGCAGCCTGAGATTTTTGACAACAACACATTTGAGGGCACACCCGTTGTAAATGGTGACAATTACGACCTAGCTCCTAATTGGAGGCTTAGAAGTACGGCGGGTACATCATCTACATTCACATCAGACGGTGTCTACTTTAATTGGACCGGTGGAAATTCAACCTACCTAAGAGCTGCTAACGGAGCAACTAACCTTGATATTTTTGAAATAGGAAAGGCTTATGAGATTACGTATACTATCAACGAGTCCTCTGAAGACAATAATTTAAGGATAGAAAATGGGGACAGCCTTGTTCAATTAAGCACTAAGTTAGGTAAGAATACAAAAAAATTCATTGCTAAACAAACTGATTTTACGCTCATAAGAAACAGCTCTGTTCTCTCGGGCTCTGTAGGAGTTAAATCTATTTACTTAAAAGAAATAGCTGCGACAGAAACACCTACGTATGGCTCGCCGCAGTTAATTCCTAACAGTGACTTTACTACTAGCGGTAATTGGAATTTTAGTAGTGGAGCGGTTTCAATATCAAATGACGAGTTAACTTTTGCAAGTTCTTCTAATGAAACATTTGCATCCACAGCTACTACTGTGCTTCAAAAATTCAAAAGGTATGTTGTGAAAATTGACATAACATCTCTTACGGGTGATAATCCTAGAATTAGGTTAGTAGCAGGAGGAGATGCTGCTACATATTCTCCGTATTACTCAGCAACAGGAGTATATACTCACACATTTACAGCAATTGGTAATAATACTAATGGTAAGATTCAAGTTTACTTTTACTCAGATACCACAGGTGGTGCTACGGTAAATAGCGTAACTCTTTACGAAGAGCCTTACTTAATTGGAACTAGTGAGCTTCTTAAAGATAACAGTTTTAATCTTGATAATAATAGTTGGAGTTTTTTTCCAAATACGGGTTGGTCTATATCGGATGGGAAAGCTACAAGAAGTGGCTATGTAACTAACAGTAAAATATGGCAGAATATTCCTGTTGAGGCCGGTAAAAGTTATAAGTTTTCATACACAAGAACTTACCAATCAGGTGACGGGCAAACAAACATATATACAGCATTAGATGGTGTTGTAGGAAATCAATCTACCTTTGGTATTCTTGATTCAACAGCAGTAGGACAAGAAACCGTAGAAGGCTTTTTTGCAGTTTCATTTACAGGAAATTTAGAGTTTAATATATATGGTATAGCTGACTTCACAGGTTCAATTTCTAACGCTTCTGTAAAAGAAGTTCAGTACAACTACCTACAGGTAGCTGACGGTGGGTTTACTAAGTCAGTAAAAGAGGGTGATGTAATCTTCAACACATCCACAAGTACTGAGGGTGTTGTTAAACAGGTTTTAGATAATAATGCACTATTGATGTCTAATGATAATTTTTCAACGGCAGGTGAGTTCTTTAATGTTTTTGCGGCTAATGGTGATACGAGAGGAAATCAACTTATAAAGACAGACAACTATATAATGTCTGAGTATGATGAGAATACATCCAACCCACAAGAATCATCGTTTTGGTTTGCGGGAGGGAAGAACTCAGACAAGGTTGCTTTAACGCAGCTTAACCCTGCAACCAACACATTCTTTGTTGCGGGAGTAATTGAAGAATACCTTGAGAGACTTAATGGTCAATCAGCAACAGATAGTAGATTAGATATACCACTTGATGCGTTTAGAGACCATCAGTACAACGAAATATTAACAACAACAGCTATAACACTTTCATAAGATGGCGAATTATTTAAAACTAAACAAGTCGTACATAGGTAACGACATATTAGAAAACCCTAAGTTTAACATGCTAGGGCCGGACCTAATAACCAACGGTAACTTTGAAACTGACTCTAATTGGAGTGTACAGGCAGGTTCAGGTTGGCAAATATATGGCGGTAAAGCAGTCTGCGACGGTAATAGCGGAAATTTACAGCAACCGAGTATCCTTACAGTAGGTAAGATATACACAGTTACTATAACGATTTCTGATTATGTAAGCGGAAATGTTCAAGTAACAGTAGGTGGAGGTCCAAGAGGCGTAGTTTCAGCTAATGGAACTTATACTTTTACGCAAACAGCTCAGACCAATACTACTTTTTATATAGTAGCAAGTTCTTTTGAAGGTGCGGTAGAAAGCGTTATTGTTCAAGAAACAGGGCAAGTTGAGTACGTAGACAACGGTGCTTTCTATGGTGTTACTACAAATCCCGCAGCTAGTGTAAGCACTCTTCCCGATTGGTCTTACTATGGTAGTCCTGATTCAAATGACGTGGTTTCTAGTGGTGGTAATAATGTTTTACGAATAGTTGCTAACGCAGGTAATCAGGGTGCTGTATTAGATATAAGCGCTATACCTAATGGAATGGAGGTTAATCTTAAAATAGAAAGTGTGACAGGAGATATAGGTAATGGAGCTTTATTTTTAAGTGGGTATCCTTCAGGCTCACCCCTAGGTAATATTCCAACTGAGTCAGGTTCTG